CAAAACTTGATCATGAAATGTTAAAATCTAATATTTTAAAAATTTCTGAAATATTAGGAAAATTTTTAAATTCTAAATATGTACCAGTTGTAAATATTGTATATCATAGTTAGTCAGCTGCCGCATGGACAACTATTAAAGAATTGACAGAGTCTCATATGGTTAGTCAAGGAATTTATGATTCAATCAATATTGTTAAACGCCAATATTGTGAAAATGATGAAGAACAACTTATAAAGGCATTAGACGATACATATATTAAAATGTATATTTCAATTAAATCACATTTAATGAGATATATTCAATCAACTTTAGTTCCAGGCTCAAACAAAATTAAAGATATGCCATATTTTACATTAGTAAAAGGTGATGATAATCATGTTGGACTTAGATTTTCTATAAAATCCTTAATTGATAATGGTAATGAAATTATTGAATATTTTAGTTAATTATTCAAATAGATATTAAAAATCCTGGTAATTATTTTTACCAGGATTTTTTTGATAACTTTATCCAAATTGTACCTCTATCAAAATCAAATTTTCTTCCAATAACGATATAGTCTACTTCATTAAATTTTATTTGATCATTTTCATTTGGAATAAAATCAAATGTTCGACCTTCTGCTAATGTTACTAAATCTTTACCATTATCTGATAATGCAATATAATTAAGACACCAATTGAATTTGTTAGCTTCATTTAATTGAACGGTTTCCATTATTAATTAGTTTTCATTTTTCTTAAATTAATTGAATATGTTGATTTAGTATTGCTTCCTTTTTAGAATTAACTAATTGGCCAGCAATACCTCCAAATGGTACTTTTGCATCAATCATACTTGCTAAAATTGTTAACAATGACATTAATGCAGTACCATTAACATTTACTTCACCGGCTTTGTCACCCTTTAATTGCGTAGACGTTTTACTATTTAATATAATATTATCTGCTTCAAGATTTATTGTTCCAGGTGTAGTTAAATTAATTTGTTGCTGAGCCTGAATATCTATACGTTTATCAGATAATTGAATTTGTGTACCAGTATTTCCTTCACCATAATGAATTGTAATATTATTATCGGGAGTTATTTGAATATAACTACCTTTATAATATATTATTAATCCGGTTGATGTTTGATATTTAATTGATAAATCAACAGCTGAATCATATAATAAAACATGAGCATTTTTATAATCATTCTTTAACTCTTCACGCAAATCTTTATCAAGTATTCCTGTCGCATACCATTCCATTGATGTCGGATCATCTGAATTAAATTTTACACGAACCTATTGTCCAACTCTTGCAACAGATATTGAGCCACCGCCGCCATTTGCATCACCAGAAAAAACACTTGATCCACCATATGAACACCATGGTAATTTATCATCATCAACAATACTGTCATGAAATCCTGGTACACGAACTTTGATACGACCGGAATATGTAGGATCATCAATAGATACAACTGTTGCTATAACAATATTATTTTGTGCCATTTATATAATTATTCATTTAATTATTTATATAATTATAAAAAGAAAATGAGTAAAAGTTAATTTACTCATTTTTCATTGTATACCGGTCTTATTGCAAATCCATCAGATCTTTCACACTATGATAAATTTCCAGTGCCTTTGCCAATACCAGTTCCTCTAAATGCATATCGCCATGCATTGCTTGGTATTGGTGTATATAATGTTGATGACCATAAGCATGCACTGTGTTTTGTACCATTAAATCCGAAATCATTTTTATATCCAGATGCTGGTATATATATTTTATTACCATTTATTTTACTAATTAATACAAATGCTCTACTATCATGTATTCCCTGATAATTATCAATTACTTCTAATGTAGTATTTTCTATTAATTCTTCCCACTATTCTTTAGTTGGAATGTGATAACCTTTTCCAAATGTTAATGTAACTATATCATCTTCTGGAAGTAATGTAGTTAATTTATCTGTATATCTTGCTAAAAAATTATCTGTTTCCGGTTCCATATCATAACCATAATCCATATGTGAACAATATTTAGTTAATGATTTTTCATAGCCTTTTGCTAATGTATAATGCGTCCATGAATATAATAAACCACACTGACGAGGCGCTTTTTCTCCCCATCCGTAATATGTACCATACCAACTACTAGGAAAATATTCTTTAAATGTTGGACTATCTGGATTAACACCTAAATTATATTTAAACCACCATGTTCCAGATGGTAATCCCATATCAACTGCAACCGATAATAATTTAATATATTCTTTAAGATTACTATTATTTTTAACTTTACTATTAGTCTAACCTTGAATCTCTTCTTGATCATCAAAGTCATCTAAAGCGAAATGAATTCCTCGATTTACTGCTTCTAATATTTGTTTATAATTTTTCATACTGGTATTTCCATTATTAATTTTACAAAAATCTTTTGCATTTTCTTTAGTACATTTTCATAAATAGGAATTTGTTTTTTTGCAATCTATCTCAATAAATCATTTTCATCACCTTCAAACTAAATTAGCTTTTTAACTGGAGATATATGCAATGCCATTCTAATTGCTCTAGTTGCACCTTTAATGGCTTTTGTTGCTACATCAGGATCAACATTCATTTTTTCAAGCTTCTTATAAAAAATATAAAAAGCTTTATATGTTTTATAATATTTACTTGAATAGCAACTAATATTCAAATTATTTAATATATTAGAATTAAATTGTTCTATTTTAGAAATATTATTAAAATCTCCTTTAAATTCTAAAGATTGCTTTATTTGTTTTCTGATATTGACAATATCATTTTTGATTTTCTTCATCATATCGGCTGCAAACTCTTGAATAAAACTTCTTACCTCATCTATATCAGAATAGTAAAAACCTATTAATAACGTTCTTTCTAAATATTGTGGATTTGTATATATCTCATCATTAATTTCAATTGAATCCGAAAATTTTTGAATAACTAATGGATACTATTTTCCAGCATACTTTTCATCATTAAAAGCTTTAATAGAATGATGATACAAATTAACTGATCTATTATTATACAAATGAATTTTCTTCGTTAATTCAATCCAATGTGTATATGCATGTTGAAATTCATGAACTAAAGTATCATAAAATGCATCTGGACTTTCCATATTAGTATTAACCTCAATAGCAAAAACTAATTTATTATTATCATTTAATTTTGCATCCGTTTTTAAATATGTTCCTTTATTATTTTTATCTTTAATAATATTAATAGTAAAAGAACCTACCCAATCCGGAGTAATATAATTAGGAATTCTCTTAGAATTAATATACTGATAATATGATTCAATTTGCTTCATTGAAATTTCGGCATCGCCACCATTATAAAATGGATCAGCATTCAAACCATTTTGTAAATCATAAACATATTCAGTTATCAAATCTGACAAATCATACCATTGAATTCCATCTTTATCTACAATGCCCTATGATTCTTTTAATAAGTTTATATTTTTCATAAATAAATAATAAGAAATATTATTTTATTATTTATTAAATTTTCATTATTGTGAAGTTATTTTATTTTGAAAATAAATAAATAAATAAAATATAAAATTGAAATTATTTAATTAAACTATGGCACAATGGGAAAATATTAATAGTGAAGGCCTCAATAGATGGGGGCACTTTACATCATCTAAAAGATCAATGGAATTGCATGAGCCAATTTATTTAAATCTATGGACAGCTCAAATATTGCCATCAGATCTTCCAAATGGCATGATAGATCAATATGGTGTAGATGATGTAAAAATTGTTTTGGAAGGCTTACGTTCTGTAGGTGGTCTTGATACACAACCAGGTGTTGGCCAAGTAACACAAAAATATAAATGGGCAGAACGTGGTTATGCTGGTGGTCAACCTAATAAAACCCATTTAGATCTTACAATGAATTTTGAGTTAAATGTTAAACGTAATGATGATGGAACTAATGATAATTATACATATAAGTTCTTACGTCGTTGGAGTGATTTAACATATGATCCATTAACAGGTAAAATGAATATTAAGAAGAATTACACGGCAAAAGCAATGACAATTCTTCTTCATGATAAAGAAGGTAGACCAATTCATCAATGGATTTGTTATAACTTATTTCCAACATCAGCAATTCCAAATCCTCCATTGTCATATGATAATGGTAATATTTGGCAAAACTTCCAAATGACATTCTGGAGTGACTACTTTGATGAAGCAATTCTTTAATTTGCAAATTGTAAATTTATTGAAAATAAAAATGCAGGATTTAATTTCCTGCATTTTTTATATTAGAATAATTCTTCACTTTCAAATTTCATTTCTTTGCTGTGACCAGTATCTCTCAGTCTGGTTAGCCTTCCAACAAATTCTTCTTCGGTTAATAGTGTTTTCATTCTATCTCTTTGTCCTATCGAATGAATTAACTTATGCCCTTTAGTAGAATCTAGTGCTTTTCTGAAATCTGCATTTGTATATAAAGCATCATATGCATCATCAAATAAATCTTGATACTCTTGACTTCTTCTGTCTATTGCTTTTCCTTGCCAATAAACTTGCATATTGAAATTCCATGGTTTTGTAGAATTTTTAGCTTCTATACCAGACAACAAAAAAATCCGCATTTGTTCAATCGGATCTTTATATGTCAACCCGGCAATCAATCCTTCCATTGAATTTATAGAAAATCCTTTAAAAATAAAAGGGTGTTCCATAAAATTAGATAATGTATTTGCTGGATATTTTCCACCACTATAAATGTCTATTGTCATAATTATTTTATAAATTATTATTTATAAAGTTTAATTAAAAATAATTACCAAAATCTGTAGTTTTTATAATATTATTTCCATATTTAATATTACCATGTTGCTATGCAACAACTACATTCCACCATATTTTAAATGCATCTAATGTAGATTGATTACTTTTATCTATTTTACCAATATGGAAATGTACAATAGCATTTGCATTATTATCCATTGTTTCATTACCAAAATATGTTTTGTTAATTAACATATCATATAATGTTTTATCATCTTTTAAAATACATTGTAATATATCTACTGAATTAGAACCTTCGCTGTTTATAATATCTATCGCATCGCCAGTAATATGTGGTGATGTTTCCGATGTATACCATACTATATCACCATTTGAATTAACAAATTTCCACATATTGCCATCTTTAATTGTTGGTTTATCTACTTTGTTTCCATTTTCATCAACCGGCCAGCGTCTACCGGATATTAAATTAAATTTAACACCTGCTAAATTACATGCATTTTTAATATCTTCATAAATTGTTACCATATATGGTTGTAGGCCATTTGTAGTAATATCTTTATTATCTGGCATATTTGCTGTTGATGAATTATTTGTTAACTGATTATTTTCACCATTTGCTTCTTTAACTGTCCCAGTTGCAATATCCGTTTCTACAGTAATACTACTATCATTTTCGTTATTATTTTTTTCTTTTGGCTTTTTGCTTTTATTATAACCAGGAATTGGCCATTCGCGACGAGTTAAAGTTAATTCAGTTCGCCATGGTGTGCCATGTTTATGTATATTATTGTTATAAATCCATTTAATATCATGTATAATAAACCAACCGGATCCTTGTGGTAAAATTTGTTGGTAAATATAGTCTTCATCGCTATTAGCTTGCATAAAATTAATTTCAGGTGTAAAATTATCTTTTAATAACATTGGTATTTTTTCACCACGCATTAATTGTAAGTTACAACCGTTTAATGTAACTGATATTGTTTTCTTTAATAACCATTTATTACATAATTTATTATGCTCTTCTGCAACTTTAAAATATTTGTTAACATTACCAGATGTTGTTGAATTATCGCCTTCCTTCATTGTATTTGTATCAACATCTGATATTACAGGAATTAATGAACCGCCTTTGACTGAATTATGCTATTTAACAAATGAACCATTATTAGCTTGTGTATATGTTAAATTTTGTCCAGGACCAGCCATTATATAAAAACCATTTTTAAGTTTATCATTATTAACAGGTATACAATATGAATCTGTAATAGACCCTTCAGATACATTTGAAATACCAGGATTTTGTATTGAATAATAATTTTTTGTTGTAAAACCGAATTCATTTGTAATAGTACTATCATTGTTTTCGCCATATGATGTTACTAAAAATGCAGTTTCTGTACTTTCTTCTGTTCCAAAATTTGTTAATATTTTTAATTGAGGCTTTGGATTTTCAAATTTTTCGCTATCAGTTGTTTCTCTATTTTCGGCATCAGCTAATTTACCAGCAACAAGTGTTGAATTAAATACGGCTAAATCAATTTCTTCATCAAGCCCAGAACCACCAAGCATTTGTGCAATATTAATAAATGACAATCCATAACGAGGATCAATCCAACAATCATAAAATGATTCAAAATTTTTATATGCATGTTTTGAAACATATTTTAAATATTTTAGGTTTGGTGCATCACCACCTGTTAATTGGTCATCAGAATCATACTTATTCCAGAATTGTAAATCATTTGTATTTTCAGGATCACTGAAAAAGAAACCTAAACCTAATTTGGCAGACATTTCAATAAGTGCATCACGTGATGATTTACCAGCATTCTCACCCTATGATCCTTTCCATATTGTTTCTAAAATACGTTTAGCCCTTCCTGGTATTTCAACACCCAAATTTGTATTATATAAACTAGGAATATATAATTCGCCCAAAATTTTAACTTTTATACTTCCGGCAATTTTAAACTAATCTATTTTTGGAATTTTTACATGGGTTATTTGAAAATCGCCACGATATGATTTAACGGTACCATGTCCAGGATTAATAAATACCGAACAAATATCTCCATCTTTAATTGCATTAACTTTTAATATATCATTAAATTTACACTCTAATATAAGTTCAATTGTTGGTATAAATCCAACGCTTTCCAATGAAAAATATTTAATATCATTATCTATATAATAGTGATCATTTATACGTATTAATGGATATAAAAAGCCGATACCCATTGATTTTTTAGGTGATGTATTACCAGCAGTTTGGAATGGATCACTATCTACATCACTATCATTTTTATATCCAGTTTCACTTAGTGTCGCATATGAAGCACTAGTATCTTCTCCAGTTGTTTTAAATGGTGTATCAATGTTATCAAATACCGGGATTGACATTTCATCTAATTGAATACTTGCATCAAAAAGTTTATAAATTCTTGTATGTACGGTTTTTTCAGGCGTATTATTAGATGGTGTATTTGTTATTATGTTTTGATATATATTTTCATTAGAATTTGAAAAAACATTTCCAGACGTGTCTGTTTCAGGTATCGTAACAAACATATAATTATTTGTATTATTTGAAGTATTCTATGCAGACGTAAGTACAAATGGTATTTCTTGTATTGATGCAGAATCCGAAGATGAATCAAGTGTATCTTTAGGTTCACCATTCTTTTTTGCATTTACTATATTTTCAATTTTTTGTTTATATTCTTTAACATCTGCTTGCCATGTATTGCGAAGATTATTAAATTCATTCCAATAATTATTAGTTGATTCATTTAATGTGCGGCATTCTATAATAATATCATTAATATCATCAATATACTTTTGATATATTCTTTTTTCATCTGGCAAATATACAGTAAATAATTGTTGTTGATATTTATTACGTAATGCTTCTAATTTTGTATAATCTATTAAACCAATATTATCATATGATATATAATTAATATAATTGTGGACATCATCTAAATCCTTTATTAAATTATTAATTTTTATTTCTATGTGTTTTTTATAAGTAGCTGCTTGTGAGTATTGTGTTGTTTGTATAATATATTCACTTGCTTCATTTTTATTAATTAATGAAGTTTGTAATATATTTGTATTTGTCCATTCTTTATAAAATGTACTATTATTTTCAGAAGTCTATTCAATATCTTTTAAAAATTTATTATATTCATCATTAATTTGATCATATGACAAATTATTCATTGAATCTAATTTTTCTATATAAATTTTTGGAATCATGTAAATTAAGTCTATCTAACTTTTTATTATTTATATTTAAAAAATAATATATTGACTTTTGCAAATAAATAAAAAAATAGTAAATATTTAATTAAATAACATGAGTAGTAATAAGATTAATAGCTTTGCTGAAAATATGCGTAAAACAATTACTGCACAAACTAATGCATTAGCTTTATTAGAATCAATTCAAAAATCAATTTCTACAAAAGATACTGTAGTTCAATATGATTATGAAAACTTAAAAGACAGTTCTATAACAACATATTAGTTACCAAGTTATATATCTGTTACTAATAGATTAAAAGCATTGGAAAGAAATATGTCAAATTTGTCAGCCGGCCGTTCTACATTAACATTTAATGATGGCTCACGTAGACAAATTGTATTAACAAATCTTCCATAGACACCAAATAGAATTACAAGTGTCCAAGCACCATCAACATTTAAAATTGACAGTAATTGGTTTTTTGAAGATTTAATGTTCCCAGGATTAACAGTGTCTTTAGATTTAACATCACAAATTGAAGACTCTGCTGATAGAGTTAAATTAACCAGAATTATATTAGATGCGGATGATCAAGCGGCTCAGCAATTCTGGTCAAATACATTATCTAATACAAATTATGATTATATTTCATTAAAATCATTATTAGCATATAATGGAATTAGTTATTCAGAAGATACCGAAGAAATTCAATTACCATTAGTTAGCAATACAATTGCCGGTGATTTTCAAATAATGTATGATCCGGAAATTATTAATGGAAATACGTGGTATACTTTTGATACATTAAATTATGCTACTATTAATGAAAATGGTGAAAATATTGGTAGAAATAATATTCTTTCTATTGGAGATAAATTAGCATATAACGATACATTATTTTCTGTTGTTGAAGTTGATCAAAATACTAATAAAGTTCGTTTAAAGGTTTTAAGTGGAGCTGCATTCCCAGGTGTTTATTCTATATTTAGAATATATCAAGATCCATTCAGAAGCAAAGTTATTAATGTAAGAGTTAATGTAAATGAATATAATATAATTTATATCAAAGGTGTTAATGAAGCATTTAATTTATTATCAAATGAATGGTCAGATCCAATTCAATTTTCAACAAATGAATTAGTTAATGAAGATAATGTAAATATTAATCTTAAACAATATTATGCATCATTTGTTTCTGACTGGGGTGCTCAATGGATCGCAGAATCTAAAGAAAGACGGGTATCAGCATATTATGGGCATATTCCAAATATACCGGTTATTTCTGCAACAGATTTACGTGTTGTTCAAATTAATACACAAATTAATGCATCATTAGATGTTAATGATTTGAAAAACTTGGCAGCTTAGATTGAATCAACAAGATCACTTGTAGAATCAACACAAAAAACTATTGCATCTCAAAAATCTAATTTGAATAATGCAAAAACAACAGATGAATATAATAGTGCATAGAATGAAATTGCATTAAATACAAAACAATTAGAAATTCAACAAACCCAATATACATCATTGGTTAAACGTTTTCAAACATCTGTTAAAGAAAATAAAGCAGTTGTTGAAGAACCTAAATATCATATTAGAGGTTTCTTCCCAATACCTGCGCCTAGATATCGTGATGATGAACAAACATATCCGGAAGAAATTATCGGTTTTGAAATTGCATATCGTTATATTTGTGAAGATAATACAGGTGTTCAACTAAATACATTTAATTATACAGATAATGATGGAAATACTATTGTTACTGGAACATTTACTGATTGGATTATTACACAAAGTGCATTAAAACAACGTATTTGGGATAATAATTCAAAAATGTTTATTTGGAAAGCCGAAAATGTGGCAGATGGTTCAGAAATTAATATTAATCAAATTGATATTCCTATCACTAAAGGTGAAAAAGTAGAAATTAAAGTAAGAACTATTTCTGAAGCAGGATATCCTAATAATCCATTAAAATCAAATTGGTCAGAAACTATTATAATGTCATTCCCTGATAATTTAATGACAACCAGTGAAGTTTCTGATTTAATTCAAGATGTTAATGACGATGCTTTACATATTGCTATTAAATCAGATTTAAATTCTGCTGGTTTAATTGCACATATGAATGATTCTATTGCAAATGAAAATTCTGTTAGTGGAGTTTATTGTCACCATAAAGCTGAAAATATTGCATATGAAAATCCAGGTGATAATGGAATGCCAGAAACAGTTAAATTGCAAGAAAAAATTGAATGGCTCGAAAAACGAATACAATTACTTGAAGAATATGTTGATGCACAAACAAATGCAGTAATAACAAATGGTGTATGATAAATTATAAACAAATATTAGAAGCAGTTAATAGAGGAATTAAATTTGCATTAGATGACTATGAAGATCGAGAAGATATTCAAGGTCAGATTAATAGTAAAGTTAATCACCAACATGACACTAAAGAATGGTTAGATTTAATGAATGAAGTAGTAGATTTAGGTTTACCTTCAGGAACTTTATGGTGTAAGTATAATTTAGATGTTGATCCTAATCAATTAACTAAAGCTAAGGATTGGTATGGAAAATATTATGCATGGGGAGAATTAGAAGGAAATAAATTAAAAAAGAAAAAAATTTATTTTTATTGTTATTTTTATTGGGATAATTATAAATATGGAAAAGATTATGTCAAATTAACAAAATATTGTAATAATCCAAAATATGGTTTAGATGGTTTTACCGATAATCTAACTGAATTATTACCAGAAGATGATGTTGCATATCAATTTAAAAAATGTCATAATTTTAAATTCCACATCCCAACTAAAGAATAGTGTGAAGAATTAATAAAATATACTAAAAATTATTGGATTAAAAATTATAATCCAAATAAAGTAAAACA